CTACGGACAGCAGAAAAGATCTGCACCCAATACTAGAACAGTACGTTTCGCAGATGGGTTTGAACACAGAATCTTATTTGGACTCGCTGCTCATCAAAATCCAAAAGTTTATAATTTTACTTTTGAGGTATCGGAAACAGATGCGGACACCATAGAAGGCTTCCTTGATAGTCGTGCCAACGATAGTGCCAGCTTTACTTTTACCCCACCAGGCGAAGGTTTCACAAAGACAGGAACTTACTCTCAATCAGGAACTACAGTAACAATCACTATTTCAAGTCATGGTGTAGCAGTAGGAGATGAACTCACTATTGATTACACAAGTGGATCTGCAACTGATGGTACATTCCTTGTCGCTTCGGTTACTGACTCAAACGTCTTTACTGTCACTGCTGCTGCAAGTGCTACCAATAGTGGGAATGTTTCAATCACTTTATCGGGTGCTGGACAATATGTTTGCGAAAATTGGTCAAAATCTATACCATATAACAATAGAGCCACAATCCAAACAACATTTAGAGAGGTGTTTGAACCATGAGTAGTGCTGCTATCGTTAGCAATCTCCAGAATATAAATCCGTCATCAGTAATAGAATTATTTACACTAGCCTTAGACAATAGTTTGCACGGAGCAACCACAGTCTACAGATTCCATGCTGGTTCTTCTTTGAAAGATAATGGGGAAATAGTTTGGGCTGGTAATAGTTATCAAAGATTTCCCGTAAAAGCAGAGGGTTTTGCATTTCAAAAAGGACAACTACCAAGACCCACGCTTACTGTAAGTAATGCTCTTGGAACTATTACTGCAATACTGGCTGCTGTAAATGCTGTAACTACTGGAAATGATCTTACTGGTGCGACTGTGACTAGGATAAGAACTCTTGCCAGGTTCATAGATGCGGTAAATTTTCCTGGAAACATAAATCCCTATGGCACACCAGATTCTACAGCAGAATTTCCGCAAGAAATTTACAAAATAGATAGAAAGTCAGCAGAAAATAGAGAGGCAGTACAGTTTGAATTAGCTGCTGTATTTGACCTTGCTGGTATTCGTGCTCCACAAAGACAGTGCACTAGAGCCGAGTTTCCTTCTATTGGTACTATCCAGACATGAATTGGAAAGACGCTGCACTCAATCATGCTGAAGTTGAAGATCCAAAGGAATCTGTTGGTCTTTTACTAAATATAAGAGGTAAGGAAAGATATTATCCTTGCCGTAACTTATCTATGACAGCACATCAATGCTTTATTCTTGACCCAGAAGATTATGTGAAGGCAGATAGTTTAGGAGACATAGTTGCTGTTGTTCATAGTCACCCCACAACACCTCCAGAAGCTAGTCAGGCAGATAAAGTTGCTTGTGAACAAAGTAAATTACCTTGGCATATTGTTAATCCAAAAACAAAACAATGGGGCTATTACGAACCACAAGGATACGAAGCACCTTTATTGGGTCGTCAATGGGTGTGGGGTATCACAGATTGTTGGAGTTTAGTAAGAGATTATTACAAACAAGAAAAGGGAATACAGTTAAAAGATTATGAAAGACCAATCACTCCAGAAGAGTTTATGAAAGATCCCTTGTTTGAAAGTTATGCTTGGAGAACAGGATTCAGAGAACTTAGACCAGACGAAAAGCTACAACCTGGAGATGTTTTATTAATGAGTATTTTAGATTCAACTTTAAATCATGTAGCTATTTTTCTCGGAGATGAGGTATTACATCATTTAACCGATAGACTATCCTGTAGAGAGCCATATTCTCCTTGGTTACTAAAATGCACAGGAAAAAGGTATCGTTATGCTTCGTAAAATAAAATTGTATGGAGAGCTTGCAGAATTTGTAGGGCACAAAGAATTTGAAGTAAAAGCTGATACGCTAAAAAGTGCTGTTAGTTTTCTTATAAATAATTTTGAAGGGATAGAAAAGTACATGAGCCCTAAATATTACCAAGTAAAAGTTGGTAACTATGCAATAGGAGAAGATGAACTTACATATCCTATAGGAAAGAAAGAGGACATACATTTTATTCCTGTTATTACTGGTGCTGGTAGAGGTTTTGGAAAGATTTTATTAGGTGCAGCATTGATAGGTGTTGCAATACTATCTCCAGGAGCAGGATTTATGGCAGGAGGAGGTTTTGGTTTTGCTGGAGCAGGAGCTATGGCAGGAAAATTTAGTTTTGCTGCGATGTTAGGAAATATTGGTATAGGTCTAGTGCTTACAGGTGTATCTGAAATGTTAACTCCATTACCCAAAAGACCAGAGTTTAGTTCAGAAGAAGATCCTAGACTATCATTTAGTTTTGGTGGAACGCAACAGACAGGAAGGGCAGGGACTCCTGTTCCTTTGGTTTACGGAGAAATATTTACTGGTAGTGTTGTAATAAGTGGTGGTATTGATACTGAACAGGTACAGGCATGATTGAAAAGAAACATCTTATTAGAGGTGCAAAAGGTAATGATCCACCTCCATCTCCTCCGCAACCGACTAGAGAACCTGATACTCTTCACAGTAGACAGTTCGCTACTTTTCTTGATCTTGTATCGGAAGGAGAGATAGAAGGCTTTGCAACAGCATCAAAAGAAGGAAGAACAAAAGGTACAACTGCATATAATAACGCTGCACTTAAAGATGTATTTCTTAATGACACTCCAGTATTAAGAGCATCGGCAGATTCTACAAATCCACAAACTACAGATTTTAACTTCCAAGATGTAAAATTTACTCCTCGTTTTGGTACCGGTAGTCAAACAAAAATACCTGGGATTGAAAGCAGTGTATCAACTACAAGTGTTGGAGTAGAGGTTACTGCAAGCACCCCCGTTACTCGTCAGATAACAAATACAAACGTAGATGCGGTAAGAGTATCTGTTACTTTTCCTCAATTACAAAGAGCTACAAATGAAGGGGATTTACTAGGAGCAGAAGTTCAATTAAAGATATCTGTTCAGTACAATTCTGGTGGTTTTACTGATGTAATTACTGACACTATTAAAGGCAGAAGCGGAGATGCGTACCAAAAAGATTATCGTGTAGCGATTACTGGCTCGTTTCCTGTTGATATTAGAGTTAGTAGAGTTACCGCAGACGCTACAGAAACTAATTTACAAGATACTTTTCAATGGACAAGTTTTGGAGAAATTATTGATGATGCGTCTACTTATTTAAATAGTGCATATAGTTCAATAAGACTAGATTCAATGCAATTTAGTTCTATTCCAAGACGTAAATTTAGAATTAGAGGAATAAAAGTAAGGATTCCAGGAGCAGGAGCATCTAGCTCCGGAACTCCAACTGTTGATAGTACAAACGGCAGAA